TTAAATTAGTTATAATTTGAGACAGCTCCAACAAGTTCTTAGGCAGTCCTCTTGAAAAAGTTGGAATGATTGCAGTTGGATTAATCGAAATCGCTTTAAGATTAAGATAATTACAATACAATGTTATACGCTGTTTAAGTGCCTTTTTATAATAACGCTCTTTAGTTTTAGTTATCATCTCAAGACCAAGTAACTTATATTCCATTGCCACACCTGAACTGTTGCCAACAAAGTTTTCATCAGTAAGATTAGGAACATGGCTGAATGTATAAATATCTTCTTTAATAGCTTTTCTTAATACTTCCATTCCCGATTCATCAAAAGTTCTAGCAATGTATTCTGCTTTTGCATCAAGCGGTAACTCAAGTAAACCATTTTCTTTAAGTATCTTAACTACCTCACTGACTTCTTCTTCATCATCGCCCATCAAAGCCCCATAAACTACAAGAAGCGCTTCAACAAACTGTTCTTTGTCATTTACGCGGTCACTCATCAACGTGTTGTAAGCGTCAATTAAACTAATCTGTTGTTCAAAATCACCAACTCCATTTTTATTATTTAGAATCTGAATAATCGGGACATCACCTAAAAAATGTTCTTTTGGTTCTTCATCTACATAAACATTGTTTTCATAAGTTCCTTCAAGCAGCAGCTCATAGATATAATTTTCTGTTCCAACAGTAGCCTTGTATTTGTACTTTCCGGTAACAGCATCTTTAAAGCGATAGTAATAAACCCCAAAAAGAATATTTTCTTCAATAGTATCATCACATACTAGAAATGTATGTTCCGGTTCTAGATTTTTTGATACTGGTGTTGTCTCATTTTCTTTAACATAGACATACTCATACGCAACACCTGCAACACTCATATCAAGCGCATTGTCATGATCAACATCGTCAACATCAGCCAAATCAAATGCGTCTGTAAGTTTATCAATATTCATTTTCTTGTCACTTGTAGAAAATGATATAGCCGAGCTTAAAAAGTAACCCGTCGCAGTATCGCTTATATCCTTTGCGTGATTACATACAACTTTATTATTACTGGAACCCTTTATTTTTTTAGTTCGCCCTTGAACCTTATGTTTACCATCATAATAGCGCTGATTTTTTCTAATTTTAGATGCCACGCTAGAGTGCTTACGAATTAAATCCCTAATCATCGTTTTATTTAGATTTGTTTCATCATAATCATTAGCATCGATTGTAAAATTTTTCATCAGCTACCTCCTTGATTTGTATATTTAGAGCGGTTTTTACCTGCTCTTGCTTTATTTCTAATAACATCTGTTTCACATCCATAACGAGCTGCATCAATCGTATGATTATTCTTATCAGGAAATTCACCTTTTAAGTTTCCCTCCCTATCCTTTTCAATTTCATAGTCATTAAACTCTCTAGCAGCGTTAGGACATCGTGTGGGGTCTATAATTATCTGTTCTAGATCCTGAAGCCATTTAATCCCGTTTTCTACACTGTCAGGCCCTTTCTTTGCACCAACGATATTTAATCCCAACAACTTGAATTCGTTAATTGTACGAGGTTCAGCACTATCTGCTGTAACTAATTTGTTTAAAGGATTTAGTTTTTTTATTTTCTTTACTGCTTTCTTGTTTGAAAGACGTGTACCATAAACCTCACCAAAAATAAAAAGACGTCTTCTCGTCTTGTCATAATTCATTTTTAAATAAGCTAATGGATCACCGGCATAACCAAAATCAAGTCCGTTCTTCAAACGATCAAATACTGCAATCTCA